CGGAAACAACCTGCAAGTCCTGCAATGGCAGCGGGAATGATGTTGTTGAAACACCATTTCAAAAGATTGTTATTTCCATCCCGAAAACCAATGCCCTGACAAATGAAAATCAGCTGACTAACATACCAACTCCACCGGCCGGAATTATCGAAAGGGATTTGGCTACGATTAAAGAGTTTGGTGTTGAGATTCAGTTAAGGCTCTACAACGGCATGAGGGCACTCGGTTTGGAATACCTTTTTGAAAACCCATTGGCGGTATCCGGTGAAGCAAAGATTCAGGATAAGAAAGAGGTGCATACCTTCCTCTACCAAGTTGCAGTTCACTATGTAACGGTTTATTCGTGGGTGGCCAAAGAGTTGTATCTTCAAAAGTATTCGGTTCTTCCAAACCTACTGACCGATGAAAGGATAGGCCAAAACCTACCGAAAATTACCATCCCGACCGACTTTGACATTTATACGGCTGCGGAAATTGCTGATGCGTTGGCAATGGCAAGGGATAAAGGATTCGGCCCTGAAATCAGCAACGGCCTCGAAAGAGATTTATTGATTAAGCAATACGGAGAGGGCAGCATGGCGGTCAAGAAAAACGAGATCCGGCAAAAGTTGAATCCCTTGCCAAATTACAAGCCCGATGAAATCGCCTTACTGAAAGAATCCGGATTGGTATCTGATGAGGATGCAATGCTTGCGGTCAAGATAGACTACTTCACCAACCTTTTGGCCGCACAGGATGATAAGTGGTGGGAAAAGGACTTCCTTCAAAAGAAAGCCGACCTTGAAGCACTTGCCAAAGCCGAGGCCGAAAAGATTTCACAAAAGCAGATTGGAAGGGTGGACTTTAGTCTCGGTGCATGACACAAGAGGAACTAATCCGTAAAATTGAACTACTGCAGGAGAAACTGGAATCCGATTTGGAGGCCAAGTATCCGGCAATATTCAAAGACCTTTACCGGGAATTGCTCGAAGTTACCGCACCGATCCGATTTGGCGGTTCTGCAGATACGAGGGCAAAGCAATTATTGGAGGTAGTCAAACTGAAAAAAAAGATACTTGCTACCATTGGCAACAATGCAGCCTATAACGAGGCTATAAAGACATTTACGGATGGATATAAGGAATTGCGGGATTTGACCGATGAATATTTCGGCAACCTTGTTTCTACCTACAAGCCCAAACAAGACCTTTATGATGCACTCGTAAAAGTCAGCATCGAAACCACAAAGGATGCCTTGTTAGGTTCGGGAGTTCAGGCCGCACTTGCTGACCCAATTACATCCTCGCTTATTTCATCACTCAGCAGCAAAGCGAATAAGACAAGTTTTGAGGTTCTTCTTCGGGATTTGATAAACGGCACACCCACAACAAAACCAATCCTGCAGTCGGAGATTAAACGACTGGCAGGCGATAGCATGATGATATTTCAGCGGTCTTATGTGGATGCCGTAAGCAGTGACCTGAACATTTCGTACTTTATTTATTCAGGAACGGTCATCAAAACAACAAGACCATTCTGCCGGGATAAGGCAGGCAGGATCTTCAAGAAGTCGGAAGTTGAAAGTTGGGCCAATCAGAGTTGGCAAGGGAAAATGCCCGGAACCGATAAGCAGACGATATTTAACAAATTAGGTGGTTTCGCATGCCGTCACAATTTGTGGCCCGCAACGAAAGCGCAGTACGAGATTCAGAAGAAGAAAAGCCGCAAGGATTAACCCCTGCGGCCTTCTCAATTTGAGATATTGAAATTAAAAAAGGGTCAGTTGTTTTTTTGATTCTACAACGGATGACAGATTCTTTTTGGCTAGTTCAAAGTAGCTTTCTTTCAATTCAAATCCGATTCCCCTTCTGCCCATTTTTACAGCCTGATAAATCTCTGAGCCAATGCCCATGAATGGAGTTAGAACTATATCACCTTTATTGGTATAAAGGTGAATTAGTCTTTCTATTGTATCAAGTTGTAGCGGGCAGATATGTTTTTCATCATTGTCTTCACGAGCATTTCTAAAGCCCTGAAGCGTATTGCCATAATCAATATCTGTCCATACAGGAGATGCGTATTTTTGCCATAAATCAACCGGAATGTCGGTATTTGTAACGGGGTCTGTTCTTTCGCCATCTTTGCGAAAAATCATTACATAATCCGGGATTCCAACTCTTGACATTGTAGAGTCTTTTTTAACTTGCTTATGTAGAAGACCCAAAGCCTTAGTTCTTTGCATTTCAACAACAGGGTCCTTCCAAATAGTGATTCTCGAATGATAAATAAAACCTTCGGATTCAAAACATTCACGAATCATGCCGGAAAAATCCCTTAGACCAATGTATCCTTCTTTTCCTTTTTGAATTGGCAAATCCATGCAGTGAACCGCAATATTTCGGCCTTGCTTAATTACCCGATACAATTCCTTACACAGAAATGCAAACTGGGTTAAAAATTCATTGTAATCCTTTGAATTGCCCATGTCCTCAATATGATTTGAATAGGTATAAAGTTCGGCAAATGGAGGACTAAATACCGAAAATCCGATGCTTTCATTTGGAATGTTTTTTATCAATTGAACACAATCCCCTCTTTGAATATCGTAAAAATCATTCTTAATTGGATTTGTGTCAAATTCGGCCTGACTTAACATTTGGCCGGATAAATTGGCATTTACTGCCTTGCTCATTTCGTCCTGCATTTTTTGAAATTGTTTTTGTTTTAAATTGATTGACTGAATAACATTTGCCATTGTATCGGTGGTAATTAGGTAAATATTCACCTCATTCTTTTGGCCGAATCGGTATGACCTTCTGATGCCTTGATATAAACCTTCAAAACTAAAATCAAGACTTGCAAAAATCTGATTCCGGCAATTTTGATAATTTAGTCCAAATTGGGCTATTTTGGTTTTAGTAATCAATATTCTAAATTGATTATCTGCAAATCCAAGAAGCATCTTTTCCTTATACTCAGGAGAATCACTACCCTTAACTTCTACCGCATCTGGAAGAATTGATTTTAAATATTCGCCTTCTTCATTTTGCTTTATCCAAATAATAAAGTTTTCATCCGGGCTTGCATTTACAATTTCTGCAACCTGACTCATTCTTTCTAACTTGGTCAGCCTTAATTCTTGATTAAAGTTGGTAGCCGAAATAATAGCATCATTGAAAAGCCTTCCATTATCTCTTTTTGGAGTTGCTATTTGTTTTTCAATCAAATTCAAACTTGGAAGAGCATAGCCATCCATTTGAAAGTTTATATCATGAGGCTTATTCAGCATAATGGACCATGAACCAACAAACTGATAAAAGATGCTTTCTGCATGGCCTTTTAGCCGCCATTTTGCGGTTTCTCCACCATCATGAACAAAGTACATGGCAAGCATTTCATTTCTGGACATAACATCAAGAAATTCGGCATGGTTGCCTAATTCCATCGGGTCATTTGGCGATGGTGTCGCAGTGCAGGCAAGTTTATACGGAGTCTTTAAAAAAGAGTCTAAAATTTGATTTTTAGTAGCACCTTCAAAGTTTTTTAGAATTGAACTTTCATCCAACACTATACCAGAATATAAACTACAATCAATATTTTCAAGTTGTTCATAATTGGATACATGAATTAAGCAATCGGAGCCAATTCGACCTGCATTTATATTAAAATGTAATGCTTCCTGAATTGTTTGCCCGGTTACCGCAAGCGGTGCCAAAATTAGGACCGGTTTTTCAGTATGCTTAGAAACATGATTGGCCCATTCAAGCTGCATAAAAGTCTTTCCAAGTCCGCAGTCGGCAAAGATTGCATACTTGCCGGCTTCCAATGCTCTTTTGACAATAAAGGCCTGAAATGGGAATAACATAGGATTCAAATCTGAATCCGATACTTTGAAACCAGACTTAATAATTGTTTTCTGTTTTCGCTCTAAAAATTCGTTGTAAGTCATTTGTTTTAACAATTTGTTTGAACTGCAAAGCAAATAGATTCTTTTCTAATTACAAAAATATTTTTGGTTTTATTTCATTTATTTTTGCCTCATGGCCGAAAAGAAATTCCAAAAGAAAGTCGGAAACCGGACAATTAAATTCGGGGCAAAGGGTTTTTCGATTGCCCCCGGTACTCCGAAGGGTGATAACTATTGCGCAAGGTCTTCCGGCATTAAGAAATGCGCCAATCCACCTTGCCCGAATGACCTATCCCG